CTACACCTTGTATTTCGCGTTCGTGGACCAGGTGAAGAAGTAAGTGCTACCGCATTTCGTGGCCAGGACGATCGCGCCCGCGTCCACCGGGGACGTGTGCCCGCCCGTGGTTTCGCAAAGGTTGATGCAGGTCAGGTCCGTCGCCCCGGACTTCTCCGACCAGGCCCCGCTGCTCCAAACCTGCTCGCGGCCGGTGTAGGTGCCACCGCTGCCGCCGGACAGCAGGACCGGGGTTAGCGACACGCCGCCCTCGACGAGGTTTGCCAGGCGGACAATGCCCAGGACGGTCCCACTGCCGCCCGCCTGCCAGAGGATGAACGCGGACCCGGAAGTGCCGGTTTTGAGGCTTCCGGTGTCGCCGTCCTTCACGTCGGCGAAGGTGTCGCCGCTGCTGGTGATCGTCAGGTTCACCGGGCAAAGGCCGCTGATGCAGGCCAGGCCAATCGCGCCGTTGGCAATCGGCGCCATCGTGACGGCGAACTTGCCCTTGTAGCCCGCTTCGGTCGGCGTCACGCCCACAAGGGCAAGGTGGTGGACAAACTCGTCCATGTTGTCGGTGGGCAGGATCGCCGGGGCGCTGATCCCCAGGATGTTCATTCGGTCCACGTCCGCGCCGCTGGAATTCAGGATCGGGACGATGCTGCCCGATGCCGGTATGCTTTGCCCGTCGCCGGCGCCCATGCCGGTGCTTCGCCGCAGAAAATCCTCCGTGGCGTCCAGGACGTTGTTCCATGTCTGCGCTGGAATCCTGATCTTCTCGCCGGTTTGGACACGCTTGAGGTCGCTCATGTACCTATCCCCAGCGTCGAGAAGTCGCCGCTGTCGTAGACCGTTTCGACGTAGACGGCCACGGGCTTCTGGCTCATCATTTTGTTCACGACCTTGGGCGAATACCGCACCCAGAGATATTCCCAGCCCTTCTTGGCGATCCCGCCGATGTCGCCAATGGTCAGGCCGGTCTTGTTCGGGCTGGCGGCGAACTTAAAGGTGATCTCCCATTTCTCGCCGCTTTTCTTGGAACCCGATGCGCCCAGGAACAAACACTCCCCGGCGGCGCAGCCGTGGAACGTGCCGTTGTTCACTTTGCCGGTCAGGTTGTACAGCACGCCCTTGTAGGCGTCGGTGACGACGGCATTGGAAAACGAGTGCGTGTAGCTGAACTGAAAGACGGGGACCGTAACATCCACGCCTTCCACATTGTCCTTGGTGACGCCAATCAGGTTGCCGTTGTCGGTGGTCGCCGTGCCCGTGCCGTAGGCTCCAACCGTGCCCTTGCTGGCGATGATGTGCTGTGTGCCGCCGCCGGTGTCGAAGTTGTACGTGCCGCCGTCGATCTGCGCCTTGGGGCTTGTGGAGGGGACATAATGCACCGTGACGTTCCAGCAGCACTTGGCGGGGTTCAACTCGTCGATGGTGTCGCGTATAGGGTCGATGTCCACCGGCCCTCGCACCAGGCCGGCCGGTATGGACGCGGGGCAGTAGGCCAGGACCGCCGTGCGTATCGCCACGTCGTCCGCGCTGCCCTTGGCGATGTACTTGCGGTCCTGCTTGGAGTCCGTGTTCGCCATAGTCCCGGCGCGGCTGTCGGGGGTCTCCTCGACGGACACGGTGGCGTTGCTGATGATGATTGGGTTCCCCGCCGCCTCCGCGACCAGGGCCACGCCCACGTTAATCGCGCCAGCCGAGGCGATGGCGACGGTGAAAGTCCCGTTGTTAGATGGATTGTCGAACCCGCCCACGGAGATCGTGTCGCCGACGGAGAATCCCCCCAGGCCATTGGCGCTGTCGGCAAAGACAAAGGCGCCGCCGGAGGTGGTGACGCTGATCGTGGACGCGGAGACGGTTGTAATGGTCGAAGTCGGCATATCTTTCTCACACGAACGCCATGTTGTCACCGAGGTTCGGAAGGGTCTCGTTCAACTTCTTTAGCTGTTCAACGGTGTTCGCCGTGTTCGTGACCACCTTGTCAATGGGGCCTCCGGCAAGGCCCGCCAGCGCGTTGGCGTTGAACGTGCCCCGCGTGGTCTGCTTGGACAGGCCGTTAAGGTCATCCAGGTCGCCCATCAACCCCTTGGCGTTTTTCAGGTAGTCGTCCATGCTCAACTGGCCGACGCCCTTGCGCGGCTTGACGGCGTTGGCTTTCGACCTGGCATCGTCCAACTCTTTCTTCGCGGCGTCGATATCGGCCTGGTTCTGCGCCTTCTTGGCGTCGCGCTCGTCCTGGGCGGATTTCTTCCACGCCTCGGTTTCGTCGATGATCTTATTGAGGTTGGCGTCATTTTCGGCGGATTCGGCGTCCCGCTCACCCTGCCGTTTGCGCTCCCGCTCCGCCAGAGCCGCGTTCTTGTTGTTCTCCAGTTCCTTTATCTTGGACTGATAGGCTTCCTCGGCCGCCTTGTTCGCGGTATCGGCGTCGAAGCCCTTGACGAACACGCCCTTGATCCGGTTCCACGCCTTCTCCAGGCCGGTGGCGACCCAATTCCACGCCTCCATCAGGGCCGTGGTGAATTTCGTCCATGTTTGCGAGAGGAAAGACGTGGTTTCGATCCACGCTACGGTCAGGCCGTGGCCCATTTCCTCAAAGATGATCCGCCAGCCGCCGACGGCCTCGAAGAACACCTGTTTCATCCACAGGAGCGCCCCATTCCAGGTGTCCGAGATGCCGCTGGTTCCCTGCTCCCACCACATCTTCAATTGTGCCCACAGCACCTTCGCGGCGGCAACGATATCGCCGCCGGCCAGGGCGTTGCTGATGGCGCCGAAAGACGCCGTGGCGTCCTCAGCGACGGAAGCGAACACGCCGCCCAGCCAGTCCACCGCCTTGCCCGCGGCGCCCGATGCGTAGAGGAAGTACGCGCCCAGGCCGACAATCGCGGTGACGACCAGGCCGATGGGCGTGAGCATCGCGCCGATCACGGCGACGATGCCCGTGATAACGCTCTGGACGACACCGAAGATGGTGGACAGAACGCCCACCGCCTTGGAGAGGCCGGTGAATATGTAGCTCACGGCCAGAAGGCCCGCGCCCACGCCCATGATAGCGGCCGCGACCTGGAAGACCGTCACGACAAGCTGCTGGTGCTCCCGGATGAAATTCCGCACGGTCAACACACCGTCGATGATCCTGGTGGCGAACTGCTTCAAGACCGGCATCAGGGCCGTGCCGATGCTGTTGACCACGCTCTTGACCACAAGGCCAAGGATTTTCAGCACGTCGGAGAACTCCTTCGCTTCCTTGGCGGACGCATCGGTCTTGATAAGACCCAGCTTGGCGGCATCGCCAGACAGAGATTGCAGGTTCTCCATCATCGGGATCAACTCGGTGCCGCTCTTGCCGAAAAGCTCCAGAGCAATGCCCGACTTGATGGCCGGGTCTTTGATGTCCGAAAGCCGCTTGGCAATCAGCGCGAATTGCTCGTCGGGATTGAGCTTGGCCAGATCATCGACGCTCAGGCCCAGAAGGGAAAACGCTTCCTGGGCCTTCTCGCCGCCCTGCGCCGCCTCAAACAGCGCCTTCTGCATCTTCTTGACGGAAACCTCGACGTTATCCAGGCTCGCGCCGGTCATCTCCGATGCGTAGGCCAGGGCCGAGAGGTTCGGGACGCTCATGCCCGTCCGCTTGGACATCTCGTAGATCGCCGCGCCGGAATCGGCGGCGCTCTTGGCGGCGGCGACCATCGGGGCGGCGATGGCGGCGCCCGCGCCCATCATCTTGAGGCCGGACGCGCGAACTCCGGCGCCAAACGCGGAGAGCTTCTGGCGGGCGGCATTAAGGCCGCGCATGAGTCGGCTGTCGTCCGCGAAGATCTCCACGAACGCCTTGCCTGCCCGGATTCCTTTTGTGTTTGCAGCCATTGTTTTGCTCCGTAAGACCGGATACCGGATACCGGAGGACCGTGAACGGCACCCGTACGGGTCGCCGTTACGGTCTCCGGTATCCGGTCATCACGGTATCCGGTTACTGCGCTGCCTTCCTGACCTCGGTGGCCACGCCTGCCCTGATGAAACAGGTCTGCGCCGCAGCCCAGATCGCGGCCACCAGCGCCGTCACGTCGATCTGGTGATCCCCGAACGCTGCCAGCGCGCCCAGGACGCCGATGGCCGCGGTGAGGTAGGTCTTCTTGCCGGACAACCATGTCTGAATCTTCGTCAACATTTTTGCACCTGTCGTCTTTCTGATCGCCCAAGCGATCAAGTTGATTCTGTCCCGAGGCGAAAGAAGCATGAAAAGCGCCGCCGCCTGCGCCTCGCTAAAGCAACACGCCGGCTTCAAGAGCCGACACGATGACGCCGCTGATAAGACCGGCGAACTGCATGAAACGCTGATAGGCGTCGTATCGCCTCTGCGCGATGTCCGCCGTGTTCGCCACGATGTCGCCGGCCGTCCCCGTGGGACTGGGGACCGGCCCGCCGAAGAAACGGTTCACCACATCGGTGAAGCTCCCGCCGGCGTAGGCCACGATGATTCCGAGGATCTGCTGCTCGGACATGGCGCTCAGGCCGCTTTTGTTGTCGTTAAGGAATTGCAGCAGCGCCGGGTTGTTGGCGGCGTTTGCAATCGCTTTGTTGAAATCGAACGTCATTGGAATTCTCCTTTCGGGAGGGTCAGGATTACGGGTTAGGGTTCGCGCCGCCGGTCGGGGTCCAAGGGAGCGTTGTCGGCTGGCTGGTGGGCGGGCCGACGTAAATGGGCTTCTTGAAGTGGCCCGAGGCGCTCAGGTTCTCATAGCCGCGAGCGAAACACTCCAGGTCGTAGGCCATCTGCGTCGGGGTCAACTGCCCCTGGTTGGCCTTGTTCGCCTCCGAGCGGGACAGGCTCGCGTTGGAATCCATCTCCTTCACCGTTTGGGCCGTGTAGATATCGCAGCCGGCCAGGAGGACAATCAGGGCCAGGGACACCAGGACAGTCGGAATCGCGTTCTTCATTTTGATCCTTTCTTGCGGCCAAAGGCCGCGTTTACCTTTCAAACAATCAGTGCCATGTATTGCCGGAAACTCGCCTTTCTTAGGTTTCTGTTCTCATGTCGCTCCTTTCCGCAGGCCGGAGAATGCCAGCCGCATGTCATCGATGTTGTCCTTCGTCACCACGATGGCGCCCGGCGGGTGCGCCTTGCGTTCCACTAGCGGGTTGAAATCATCCGGCACGAACGGCTGGGGCCGCTTCTTGGGATCGCGGTTGCAGTTGGCGATCAGCGCCGCCAGCCACGCCGTATGCTGCCATGCCTCCCGCTGCCGGGCCTTAGTCAGCAGCACCAACTCCCTGAGCGTCAGGGGGCCGGGGTTGACGCCGACGATCCCGGCGCAGGTCCAGAGGGCTTCCCAGCAAGCAGCGCTGATAGGTCTTTGTCCACCTGCGCCGCCGCGCTGGTCATCACGGCCTCCAGGTCGATCTTGTCCAGCCGATCCGCCACCGTCGCCAGGGTCAGGCTGTCGAGCTTTCGCAGCTTCTCCAGCACCTTCGTCAGCAGCGCCCGGCGACGCTGCGGGAAAAAATCGACCAGCTCCTCCAGCAGCGCCTGCGTGGCCAGGTCGATGGCGTCGCCCGCCATCGCGCGGCCGAAGTCCTCGTCGGTGATACTGGCGGCGTCCGCCTGAGGCTTGCACAGGGCGTAGATGATGTCGCACAGCAGGATCGGCTCATCCAGCATCCGGGGGAGCAACTTGCCGTCCACCGCTTCCATCAGGTCAACGGACAGGAGGGACTTGACGCGCTTCATGGCGTCCACGTTGACCTGGATCGTCCAGGTCCGGGCCGCGTTGTCTGTAAAGGTTTTCATCGCATTCTCCGTAAGAAGTTTGTTCGGGAACCCATTCGGCTACGCCGCCTTCACGAACCACTGGTCCCAGGCCGTCAGCTTGGCGGTGACAGAAACCGTGATCGCTTCCTCCAGCGCCTCTTTCCGGCTGAAATTCGTTATCGCAAACGTGCCCTTTGGACCCTGGCTGCCGGTGGTGGCCTGCGGGCCGTCCAGGACGGCGAGTTCCACGGTCGCCGCCGTGAGGAACGCCGTCTTGAGGGCGTCGAATCCGCTGTCGCCGGGCTTCCAGACCATCTCGAACTCCACCGAGAGGGTGCGGAGCGTCGGGGCGATCCCCTTCCAGCCGGAATTCGCGCGGGTCGTAATGTCGGCGTCGCCGGTCTCCATCGAGACCGTCACGTCCTTGACGTTGGACATCTCGGTCAAGGTGGTGATCGCGCCGCCGCTGGCGCCCTGGTAAATCTTGGCGTTCATGCCGAGGACAAATAGAACTGGGGGTGCTTCGGCCATTTTCATGCTCCTTAGGTAATTGCGTCCGCCCACATACCGGGCAGCTTGGGTTTTTCACGGGTAAGCGCCGGGACCATGTAGGGCCGGGCGGCAATGTGAACGGTGCGGCGGCGAATCTTGTGGCCGCTGTAGCGCCGCCGGGCGAACCGAAAATCAATCCGCTTCCAGGTCTGGACGCCGGGGCGCTGGCTCTCCATGACCCCGATGTCGCCGCCGTATTCCAGGATTTCGGGGAGAGTGCCATGCAGCACCTCCCCGCGAATCGCGCCGAAGGACACCATGTTGTACTTGACCGGGCCGACCACGACGCTCTTGTGGCCCTGGTCCCAGGCGAACCAGATGTCCTTGATGCCCTGGCGCCCGCCACGGAT